TGTCTTCGCAAAAGGAGATTCAAATGTTTCCGTAAGGTACATCTACGATGGCGATAATCGTTTCCCCTTTTTTGAGTGCATCGGTGACAGGGCCATTTGTGTTCTAGACCCCTTCTCCGACTGTTGGATTGAGGTCAGCAAGTTTCCGACCGCCACCGCTGCCCCCGCCACAACGCGGCCCTAATGTGAATTTAAGGCCATTTTCATAATCGTACAGCGCATTTTCCGCCCGCTGCCCTTGTATTTCCGCTACAAGGGCAGCGATCTCTTTTGCATCACCGATAACGCGCACTTCCATCGTCTTTTCACCTCCCCTTCCCGCCGTCGTGCGGGCTGTTTTTATGCGTTTCTCTTGCGTTTGGGTGCCCGCTCTGTCATACTGGTACTTGCCCTTTAGGGAACGCCCATGGGCAGGAAAGGACGTGATTGCCATCGAGGGTATGCTCTCCGGCGTCATTACGCCTTCCCTGTGTCTGCGGTAACCGCTCGGCAGGGGTGGTGGCCCCACCCGTTCGGCGCGTAAGCGTTGCGGCCATGCCAAGTGCTGTCTGCCAGCAGCAGCAACATGGTGCAGACAAAGCCAGACGAGATGCGGGAGGTGGCAGCCTCCCGTTTTCTCATTTCGGGCGCTCCATAAAGGGCAAGTACTCCTGCGGGCTGCTTTTTTACGTTGCCTTGCTGGCCTTGATCTGCTGAATTGCCTCCATCATGCGGTCTTTTGCTCCGGCTGAATTCTTCTTGCCGTTCAAAAGCATTGAGATGTATGGCACAGTCACACCCATCTTGGCGGCGAGTTCTGCTTGCGTGATTCCGTTGATATGCAGTGCGGCCACTACATCGCCAGTCCATTTTGCAGGCACTTGTGGTTCCCTCCCCTCAAAACACTATATTTTGTAGTTGAAAAAGTTAAACAAGTGTGGTATTATGTTCGTGTCACCAAACATGCGCATTAAGCTAATTAAGTGCACCAGCTTTTTGCGCCACGCAGTTTTAATTTGTTTAACCGTGTTTCTATATTATTACTTAAATTTCTTAAAGTCAACATAAACAGGTTAAATTTCTTAAAACTGTTAAATTGCACAGTTTTAAGGAGCAATTATTATGACCTTTTACGAATGGTTTACGGCGCAGTGTGTCACCCATAACACAACGCCATCCGCTGTAGCTGTTGCTGTGGGTGTGTCGCCAGCCGCAGCAAACGGCTGGAAAGGCGGCTCCATGCCGAAATCTGTCACTCTCATGCGCATAGAGAACTACTTTGGCGAAAAATACAGTGCCCCGACCACAGACGATACCCTGCAAACCCTAAAAGACGAAGAAAAAGCGCTCCTGCATTCCTACCGTACCATGACGGAGGAGCAGAAGCGCATGATGTCTGTATTCATTAAAGGATTGAAAAATGATTCTTGAAAACGCGGATTACTTCATCAAATTTGTGGATTTTCCTGTTTGTTCCTGCGGCGGTGTGATCCTGCTGAACGAGGACGGTACATATACCATTCTTCTCAACAGCCGCCTGAGCCGCCAGCAGAACAAAGACAGCCTGATCCACGAACTGAACCACATCAAAAACGGGGATTTTTACAGAGAAATCCCTATCAAACAAATCGAAGCCGAAGCTGGATAAGGAGAACAAAGTATGGTTTCATTCAAGACTTATAAGTTCTGTCAAAGCGCATGGATCACCATACCCAGTGCAATTTTTGCTATCTTTTACCTCGCGCACTTTGCGGGCACTCTTTCTTGGTGGCTTTCTCTGCTGATTGCTGTCGTCGGGACTTTTCTGTGCTTTGCACCGCTGATTGGTATATTCTATCCTTATATTTTCGGGCTATGTATGTTGCTTGGGATTATATTGACAGCAAACAACCGCACCGCACTGTTTTATATCCTCTGCGGCGTAACAGTTCTGCACATTGTAAGAATGTCCATTATGACTAACTTAAACAAAAAGTACCCTGACGTGGGACGCGACTATGACGCTGCCATTCGCAATGGCTACGACTTATAATATTGCTATGAGTATCGGTATCCGCATCAAACAAGCCCGAAAAAAGCGTGGCATGTCCTGCAAGGAGTTGGCCACATTGGTGGGTGTAACCCCCAGCGCCATCACCAACTATGAAAACGGCATCAGTTTTCCGAAACCGCAGGTGCTATGCGCCCTGTTCGGTGCCCTGAAGGTCGATGCAAATTTCCTCTTTCAGGATTATCTATCTTGACTAAGCGCCGCTTTCTCTCTGATGCTATGTCACGCCTCTCGCGGGCGTGTGGATTGAAATCAGGACTATTTACCTTGACCAATTTACAGCAGAACCTTCAAAAAAGCAAACAAATAACGGAATAACGGCATATCGTTTCGTTATTTTGTACAAATATCATAAAAACGGGTTGACTTTTTGATCCAGAGGACATATTATTTAACGTACAACAAAGAACGCACCGCCGTTCCGCCTGTTGTGCCTAACAAGCCCTTGGAATAGGTCCCCCACGATCAGGGGAGTGCCTGTTCTAAGGGCTTTAGATTTTATACGGAGAGTGGGAACTATGTCAAAAACTGCGATTCTTGTTGACGGCGGTTTTTACCGCAAACGTGCAAAGCACTTGTGGGGCGAACATGAGCCCAAAGAAGCCGCCGACGCCCTCATTACATACTGTTGGCGGCACCTGAAGGAACACAAACAAGAACACGAGCTATACCGTCTCTTTTATTATGACTGTCAGCCTGTAGACAAGCAGATGTATCATCCGCTCACCGGGAAAAGCGTCAATATGCGTGCTTCCGCCGAATACAAATGGATGACCAAGTTTCTCTCTGAGCTGCGCCAGCGCCGTAAGGTGGCCCTGCGGCTGGGAGAATTGGATGTTGGTAATGCCGTCTATACGCTAAACTATGACGCTGTGAAAAAAATCTGTTCCGGCACATTGACAAAAGATACGCTTGAATTAAAGCATTTTGTCCCGACGATTCAGCAAAAAGGCGTCGACATGAAGCTGGGCATCGACATTGCGTCCCTTGCCTACAAAAAGCAGGTCGATCAAATTGTCCTTATTGCGGGAGACAGCGATTTTGTCCCCGCCGCAAAACTCGCCCGCCGCGAAGGGCTTGATGTCATTCTGGACACAATGGGAATGGAGATTAGCCCCGAAAAAGCCCTGATGGAGCATATTGACGGGCGAAGAAGCTGCGGCAATCCCTACAACGCGAAACGCACATAAAATCAAAAAAGACTGCCCCGGTCTTGCACACCGGAGCAGTCGTGTAGAACATATCCGCCTTACCACAGGGAGTAGTCTACCCTTTTATGGTAGCATACCCGGAAAGGAATGTCAAATGCTTTGCAAAACATGCAAACAGGAAATACCGGATTCGTCCGCCTTTTGCCCGTGGTGCGGGAAAAAGCAGGCCGCAGCGCCCCGCAAGGCGTTGAAGCGCCCCAACGGTGCCGGAAGTGTCTATAAGCTCTCAGGCCGCCGCAAAAAGCCGTGGGCAGCCTCCAAGAACCGTGTTATCATTGGCTACTACGAAAAGAAAACCGACGCGCTGGCCGCACTGGAAAAGCTCTCCGGCAAAAGCCTTACCGAACGGTATAATATGACCTTCAAGGAAGTCTTTGAGGAATGGAAGGTGGAACACTACCGCGAGATCGGCGAGAAGGGTGTTGAATCTTACGACCGCGCCTATGATGTATTCGAGCCGCTGCACGACCGGAAGTTCCGCAGCCTCCGCACCGCAGACTTTCAGGCCGTCCTTGACAAGTACATGGATAAGAGCCATTCCACGGTGAACAAATACAAGCAGCTCATCACCCAAATGTCCACATGGGCCGTGCGCGAGGAGATTTGCACCACCAACTTTGCCCGGTTTGTGAAGCTGCCGGAGAACGTCAAAAAGGAAAAAGAGGTTTTCACCGCCGCCGAGATCAAAAAGCTGGAGAAGGACGGCAGCGACGCCGCCAAGATCGTCCTCATGCTCCTTGCCACCGGCATGCGCATCGGCGAGTTGTTCAGCCTGCCGCTCAAGGACTACCACAAGGATTATGTGGTGGGCGGCGAGAAAACAGAAGCGGGCCGGAACCGCATTATTCCCATCAGGCCGGAGGGCAAAGCCTACTTTGAATACTTCGCCCAGAAGGCTGAGGGCGATCTGCTCCTGTCAGGCTACGAGGGGCAGAAAGTGCCCGCCAACTTCCGCCGCCGGGACTACTACCCTCTGCTGGAAAAGCTCAAGATAGCAAAAAAGACCCCCCATGCCACGCGGCACACTTACGCCACCCGCGCAGTTAAGGAAGGTCTTGCCCCTGAAATTCTTCAAAAAGTCCTCGGCCATGCCAATTATTCCACCACCGCCAATGTCTACACACACCTTGACCCGGAAACGCTGATAAACGCGGTTACTAACACGTTACTAACAAATGCCAAAAAGTCAGAAAATGAAAAAACCTCGTAACCCGCATAGTTACGAGGTTTTTCTTGGTGGAGACTGCTGGACTCGAACCAGTGACCTCCTGCGTGTGAAGCAGGCGCTCTAACCAGCTGAGCTAAGCCTCCGTATATTCGGCAACCCATACGGATTGCCGAAGTGGTGACCCGTACGGGACTCGAACCCATGTTACAGCCGTGAAAGGGCCGTGTCTTAACCACTTGACCAACGGGCCATAACCCTATCGAGGGGTGCGGGAGAGATGTTTCCATCTCTCCCGCGATGGTAGCGGCGACTGGATTCGAACCGGTGACACTGCGGGTATGAACCGCATGCTCTAGCCAACTGAGCTACGCCGCCATATGCTCTCGACAGGCACGAACTACTATAGCATATACTGCCGGGTTTTGTCAATACCTTTTTGAAAAATTTTGGGTGCGGCAGGTGCGCTCTTGCCATCCCACGGTTCGTATGCTATGCTTGGGATATCACAAACAAGGAGGGATCCCTATGAAACGATGGCTGTTGGCTTTTCTTCTTTCTGCCCTGCTGCTTCTGGCAGGATGCGGCGGCACCGCTTCTGACGGCGCAAGCAGCGACGCCGTTGACGGCGAGGCAAACGACGCCGCGGCGTCTCAGGTGCTGACCGAAGGCGCGCAGCATGACCCCGCCGCCCTGACCGCCTTGGACGAGACCCTGCGGGCAGAGTAAGAGCGGCCCCTGCGGCCGCAGGG